AGGACTTCCGCCTAGTGATCCTGCTCGACTTTCACTTCCCCTTTGGCTATGCGTTTTTACGACGTGGCCGACCAACTCACGTTCAGGAAACAGAGTATCCAAGGTCGTCCCTATCCGTCCAACGCAGCGCATTTTCTTTAGAAGACTTTTAATAGTGGGGCCTGAGTCAGCTAATGCAGTACCACGACATCCTAGGTACTGCGCCGGGACTCCGGACCGCGGTTGTCAGCCGCGTAACGCCTGTCAGCCAGGCCCCAAAATCTAATAATCTAATATACTAATCCGCTACGAAGCTCTGGTAGGTTCGCAGTTCGCAAAGCCGCCGGTTCAGCTTCCGCCTTACATTCCTTCACGTCATCGACAGTTGTTCCCCCGGCGATAATGGGCAGAGCGCCCGCAATGGTATGCGGTCCGCTGCGCCATTCCGCCCGACCTAGCCAACGTGTCGGTACACCAATTTCTCTTCGTCCCTCACCCCAACCCAGTCAGTCCCCAAGTAGGGCGCAAAGTCCTTGCGATCATTACGGCTAATGACGCAGCCACGGTGTAGACTGTATTCCGGGTGATCGCGTTTGATCGTATCTGGAGTCCAACCATCACTAACCCAATCGTAGGGTTTCAGGTCGTACTGCATACGTTCGAAAACGCTTTTCACCCAGAGTCGTCTGACCGTAACTGGTCCCCGACTGATGCGGATAGGCGCAGGCGCCAGAGGTGTGGTTTCTATTCTGGGACGTTCCGGCCGGTACGGAACGCCGTCCCATTTCTTCTTGTACTCCGAAATGGCTGCCTTCTCGGCAAGCACCACTTCAGCATCTGTCTCGTCGTCAACAACGGGTCCATATGTATACTCGAGTTCCCGATACGTCGGTGGTTTCTCCGTCTCCGCTTGCTTGGAGATCGCCAGAGACCGAAACCAACGTTTCTTGAAGAGCATCTTATGGAACCGTCTCGGAATAGACAGGAGATTTGGCGGTCCACATTTCTCCAACACACGTCTAACGAGGTAATGAGTCAGTATGAAGGCCTTGACGGCAAAGTGCTTAATGCCGGATGTGATTGTCCTAAAGAGTGCGTCCCATGGGTCGTCTACCCACTCCTCTCCTTCGCCCGTAACACCCCGCTCGGTTCCCCGGAGGAAACCAAACGAGGGCTTTGGTATCAAACGAAGTCGATTCGCGTCGTAAACCTGCGAGTTAATCTCAACAAAACGACGGTTACACATCGTCTTATCCAGGTTCACGCGAAATCCGACCCACGCGGAATATTTTTGCCACAGCTCGAAATCACTCGCGGTTCCTACAAACGCGCTGTCATCGCCGTTGATGAGCTTGTGTCTACGAAAGCGGACGAATCCCCTCTCATCGACGTTGCCCAAGGCGTTGTCCACCACGAATGCATTTATGATGCATAATACCACGAATGA